CTACTTCGCCATCACCTTGCGCGACGCGATCCCGTCGAGATTCGCCAGGAACGCGCCGGTATCGCGAATCGAGACGACGCCCGCCGGCAACGTGCGACCTGCGGCGTCTGATCCCGCGCCCGATCCTCTGGCGTCCGAGCCCAGATAGAGATAGGGCGCGTCCGCCTTGAAGTCGGATGCGAAGAAGTCCTTCAAGCTCTTGCCGCTCGGTTCGCCGAGCTCGTTCAGCACTTCGAGGCCCTGCTTGCCGCGCGCGATCCGGTCCCGCGCGATCGAAAGAGCATGGCGCATCTTTTCCGGGTCGCCGCCCGCTTCGAGAAAGGCGGATTTGACCGTGGTCTCGTATTCGAGCGCTTCATACTTCTGCCGGTACACTTCGCCCTCTTTGACCTTGGGCTCGTACTCGGCGCGAATCTTCTCGGCATCCTTGAGACGCAACTTGTCGAACTCCCCGGCCTTTTTCGCGCGCTCCTCTTCGGTCGCGGCGTGGGCCGAGAGAATCTCCGCGATCTCTTCCGGAGTGCGCTCGCCGATGATGGGCTTGAACGTGGCGAGCTGCTGTTCGAGCTTCTTCCGCTCGCTGACGGCGGCCGAGGTGTTGCGCTTGAGGCCCGCGACGGTAGGATGGGCATCGACATCGGCATCGAGCACGAACTTGCCATCGGCGGACGGCTTGTAGATCTCGCGCAGCGCTTCGGGGATACTATCGAGGGAGTCGACGACGGCGGCGAGTGTCATACGAAACGGAGCTCCTGAGTCCAAAGACGGTGTTCGGGGGATAACGACCGTGATGGAGGCAGGATACGAACGCGCGACGCTAGGCGCAGGCCGATCGCTTCAGCTTTCTAAAGTCCTGACCATCAGCACCCTGCCGCGGCTCGCGCGCAGGGTTCGAGTGCACGAGCCGGTAAGACGAGCCGGACGACGCACGTACGCGTTCGATGTAGCCCAGGTCGACCAACTTGCGCACGGCGATCGAGGCTGAGGCTTCGGACATGCCGAGGGCGTATTCAATCTCCACGAGCTTCACGGCCCGATACTGCTGCACGTCGAGATGGTGGAAGAACCACATATACACCTCGCGCGGGTTGCCTTGGAGCGCGCCGTCCTGCATCGCCGTTACGGCGGCGGGCAAGACGGGCAGAATCGACGCGTCGGCGTCACTCACCGGCATGCTCGTTCGCATGCTCGTTCGCGTGATCGTGCGCCGGTGTGTCTGGGCCAACGACACCGATCCGTCGCGCCGCGATTCCGTACTCGCGCGTGATGAGCGTGTCGGCGTTCGCGACAGTGGCGCCGTCAGGATATTCGACCGCGGCCAACCGGTTCAAATGCTTCGCCACGAGGGCGTCAGAAGAGGTCCAGCCGTGGCCGATCGAGTAGGACGCGACCGCGCCGTGCACCGCGTACTCGGCGCTTGGCGGCGACGGCGGGAGGGGGAGTAGCTCGGGCAACGTAGTCTCGGCGGGATCGTTGGTCAGATCGCTGGTCAGGTCGTCAATCATGCGACTCTCCGTGAGGGTGATTTCGCGGCGTTGGCGGCTTTGGCAGCGCGGCCCATCTGCGCGCGCTGCTGCGCGAACATCTCGGCGCGCTGTCTGAGGAAGTCTGCCGCGCTCGTGCCGTTCGCGGGCAGGACGCGCACCGTCTGCACGCAACGGCAGTTGAAATCTTCGTCACCGCCGAGGCCGTCCCCGACTGTGAAGTTGCCGTTTGGAAAGAAGTCGTCGATCGGAATCGTCGTCCCGTGCAGCGCGACGTGACCGGGGCGCGTGCGGTCGTCCATCGTGGCGACCCATGTCTTCACGAGCCGCGATTTGTCGATCTTCAGATCGTCGGCCATCTGGTTCCACGCCGCGGTCTGCGTGTCGCGGATCGCCATGAGTGTCGTCGTCCGACTCCACGTCTCGGCGCGCCAGCTTTGGAGTTGCCGCAAATAGGCCGACTCCATCGCGGCGCGCTGCGCCTCCGAGATGTGCGCGCCGTCGATCGCTTTCGCGAGCGTCCGGTCGAAGCGCGCGTCACGCAGCGCTCTGGTGAGTGCGGCCCGCGGATCAGTCCGAATCTGCGCGGAGAACGACGCCAGTAACCGGGCGTCGTAGTCGGTGAGCCCGATGAACTGGCGCGCCAGCCGAGCTGTTACGCGCGGATTCACGCCCAGCCGGAGTCCGTTGGCCAGGACTTCGATCAGCCCGTCTTTGATCGCCGCAGCAACGGGGGTGATGCGACTCAGTATCAGCGCGCGGAGCGCTTGTGCCGCACTCGGGGAACCAGGAATGAACGAGAAGTCGACGCGCACGATCGACGCGATCTCTTTCGCGGTCTGTGGGCCAACGTCGGAGGCCACTTGTGCGACCGCCACGGTGAGATCGTGCGCGAACTGCGCGGTGGCATCGGCCGGGAGCAAGGCTTCAATCGCACCGGTCACGTCGCCCGAGGCGAGCGCTTCGGCCGCCGCGTCGATGTCGCCCGACTGCGCGAGCTTCCGGAGCGCGCGTTCGTACGCGGCACGCATGGCCGGCGCCAGGTTCCGAGCGAGCCGTTCGAGCGTGGCCAGGGCGCGGGCTTGCTGAGGCGTCATTCCGCGAACCCTGCTTCCTGTTTCAATGCGGCTTCGATGGCCCGGATGCGCTCGCGGGATTCCGGGGAACTGATCGAGACACCTCCGATGCGGGACGCAGCAATTAACAGCGGCGTGCCGTCCGTGCTATCCAACGTGAGCACGCGGTCGATCCGCCGCTCGACGTACTGGTGATACGCGGCGTCGATCTCGTCCCAATGGTGAGTCTCCACGCGGAAGTTCGCATCCTCATTCTCGAGGAAGATCGCGATGTACGATACTGGCGGCTCGGTGTCACCGATCACGGCGCTACACCCATCCGCAGTCCGCGGCGCAAGAGTCGATCGAGCGCCCGGCGCCACCACACTCGCGCGCGCAGATGCCGGTCGTAGTCCGCGATCACTTCCGTCAGCACTGGCCGCAAAATGACGCGTAGCCGATCGTCCATGAGCGCAACGGTCTCCTCGACCGTAATGAAATCTTTCGGCTTCTTGTGATAGCCGCCGACGTGGCGCGCTTTTGAAGCGCTGCAAGCGCCGTTGGGTTTGCGCGGTCGGTCGGTCACGCGGCCTCCTCGATCGGCGCGTCGCTCGCCGCCGGCTTGCCGCTCGGCTTGCCGGGCGCACCCCCGCTCGCGGCCATCGCATCGAATTGCGCGCGCTTGTCGGCAGCAGCTTGCGCCGCCGCTTCGTCTTTCGCTGCGGCAATCGCGTCGAGGATGGCGGCCGTCGTCTCCGGATCTTCGTCTTCCGGCAGCTCACCGTTCTGGAGCGCGTACCGCGTCTCGTCCCGCGTCAGCACGCCGTCTTCGAACGCCTTCATCACCACCATCATGAATGCGGGGTCGACGGGCGAGCCCGCGAAGTCCTGATTGATGAGGATCGAGCCGCCCTCGGTATCCGCCTTGCCGCCGGTCTTGCCTTTGAAGGCATTGCTTGTTGATGCTTGCGCCGTGCGCTTCTTCGTCGAGACCGCGCCGATCCCCAAGAAGTCCGCCATGTCGTCGAGCGCGCCTTCCATCGCGTCCTGAAGGTTCCGGGCGGATGACGACAGGCGTGCGTTCCGCTGCCGGGCGATCTGTGCCGCTTCGGTCGCTGTCATGGTCCGACCGTGCAAGAGATCGCCGCCTTGCGCGACCGCGCCCTGGCGGATCAGCTCGAGCTTGATGTCCTCCAAGCGTTGTCGCGTCGCCGCCAGCGCCGTGCCCTTGGGCTCCATGTAGGTCGCCGTGCCATGCAGCGGCAGATTGACGCCGGCGCTCATGTTCACTTCTTCGCCGGTCACCAACCCACTGAAGACCGGCGTCGGGATGTTGCAGCGATGCATGACCGCCGCGTAGTCGGAGGAGACTTGCGTCTCTTCGAGCGACGTGATCGCCAGGTCGTAGAGGAAGGGCTTCGAGTGGAGCGTACCGAACCGCTCGCCGCAGTAGAAGATGCGGAGCGGTATGCGCTCCGGGCCTTCGATCGTGCCCTCGGCGGTCATCACGAACGACTCCCCGCCTTGCCCCGCTTGCGTGTCCTTCACGGGTTGCCAGACTGCCCAGGTGATCCCGCCGAGCCCCGACGCCGTACCGTTGCCATCGTAGAGCACGTCCTGTTGAACGACGCGGTATTGGCAGATGATCGCGGTCCCGAACCGGCCCGCGTCCGTCGAGACATGCTCACGACGGACGAACTGCGTCAACACTTCCACCCCGCCGATCCGCACGGTGCGCCACGACACGATTTCCGGTGCCGTGATGAGCGTCCAATAGGGACGGAGTTTTCGCGCCTGCTGTTGGTCGAGCCGCAAAGGTTCATCTGGCGAAACGGCCGGGTAGTCCGTCCAGATCGCGGCGTGGCCATAGTGGAGGCCGGATTCCAATGCCCGACGAGCGAAGACGTGCCAGTGTGATCCTTCGCCGTCTGCGTCTTCGAGCAGCGTCGCCAGTTCGTCCGGCACATCCCCTTCGAGTTTCGGCGCTTGCGCGAAGACGAGGCCGATGTGATCGGTGAGCGTCGAGGCATAGACATCGGTCGCGTAGCTCATGTTCACGCGCGCGTCCCAGTCCTTGCCGTCTTCAGACGAGAAGCGCGGGAGATAGATGCCGCGCCGCAGTCTGATGGCGTCCGTCCCTTCCCGCACGTCGTTCACCGTCTGCCAGCGTTCGGACTGTTGGCGGTAGGCGGGCGCTTGGTAGTCGGGCGACTCGGGGTTGGTAGTGTTGATGGCGAAGCCGCCGAGCTCTCCAACCCCTGGCGTCGCGCTCGCCGTGGCATTGCCGGTGTAGCCGCTGATGTCAGGCATGGTGGGGATGGTGGGTCATGGACTAGTGGCCTAGTAGCGCGGGCGGAAACTGGTGGCGGACTGCGAGTTGACCGGGAAGCGGTACGCGACGTAGTAGCCCAAGGCGTCGGAGATGTGCGTGAGCTTGGGGTCAATCTTCTTATCGATCTCACCGGAGCCGCCTTTGAGCGTGCG